AAGAAAACTGCTACTTTTAGAATCATGGGATTCTCGAGTGATCCAGACAACAGTACAACAGGTTCAGCTAATGTGAATGTTATTGTTAAATTTAATGAGCATTTCTATGTCGACCCAACAGGAGTATAATAAATGGCAATAAATAGAGCACAATTAGCTAAAGAATTAGAGCCAGGTCTTAATGCTTTGTTCGGTATGGAATATGCCAGATACGAAGCTCAACATACAGAAATCTACGATGCAGAAACTTCTGATAGAGCGTTTGAAGAAGAAACCCTAATAGTAGGGTTTGGTAATGCTGAAGTAAAAGCTGAAGGAAGCGGTGTCAGATTTGATACAGCTAACGAAGGTTACACTTCACGTTATACCCACGAAACAGTGGCTTTAGCTTTCGCACTTACTGAAGAAGCAATTGAGGATAATCTTTATGATAGACTCGGAGCAAGATATACCAAAGCCTTGGCTAGATCTATGGCAAACACAAAGCAAATCAAAGCTGCAGCAGTACTAAACAATGCGTTTAGTGTTACTGGCGGTGATGGTAAAACTTTGATAGCTACAGATCACCCACTAGGCGGCGGTGGTTCACTAGCAAACAGAGCAACTACTATGGCGGACTTAAATGAGACATCTCTTGAAGACAACCTTATTAGTATTTCTACATTAACAGATGATAGAGGTCTTAATATTGCTTTAAGAGGAATGAAACTCATCATTCCACCACAGTTAGTGTTTGTAGCTGATAGATTACTCAACACACCAGGCAGAGTAGCCACATCTGATAACGATATTAACGCTATCAATAATATGGGCATGCTTCCTGATGGATATGTTGTAAATAACTATCTTACAGATACTGATGCTTATTTCATTAAAACTGACTGCCCTGACGGCTTTAAGTATTTTGAAAGATCACCAATGCAAACTGCATTAGAGGGAGACTTCGATACAGGTAATATGAGATATAAGGCTAGAGAGCGTTATAGCTTCGGATATTCAAACTTTAGAGCCGTATTCGGTTCTCAAGGAGCGTAAAGGAACGATTTATTGTAGCGTTTCTAACTCATCTACAATTTTCTAAGGGAGCTTCGGCTCCCTTTTTTGTTGCTTGTCCGTAAATTTAGGTATAGAATTTAAGAGGTTATATAATTAATTAGCTTGATGAGGGCCGCAAGGTTTCCATTAATACAAGATAAAGGAGTTCATAATGGCTAATCCACATTTTCAAAACCTAATACTTTGGGCAGGTAATACTGTTGCTTCCGAGCACAAGAAAAACCAGCCTATGTTCGCACCATATCCGTCAGATCAGACGTTTTATATGTATCACAATGACTTTTTTACATATAACTCTGGTGATTGGACGATTACAACTACTGAAGCTGGCACAGGAAGTGCATCTGAAGCCGTAACTTCATCAGCTGGTGGAGCTTTATTGCTTACTAATGCTGCTGGAGATAATGACTTAGACTTTTTACAATTAAAAGGTGAAGGTTTTAAACTTAGCACCAGTAAAAAAGCTTACTTTTCAGCTAGATTTAAAGTGAATGACGTTGACCAATCAGACTTTGTAATGGGTCTGGGTATTACTGATACAACACCACTTGATACAACAGACGGTGTATTTTTTATCTCAGCAGATGGTGATGCAGGCCTAGATTTCTTAGTTGAGAAAGATAACACAGCTACTACTACTGAAGATGTAGCAACAATGGCTGACGATACTTTCATTACTACTACATGGTTTATAGATCCAGATGCCTCTAAAGTTTTTTATTCTATAAATAACGCAAAACCTGTGGGTGTTGCAATCACTAACTTACCAGATGATGAAGAATTAACAGTATCATTTGGTATTCAAAATGGTGAAGCTTCTGCACAAACTATGACAATTGATTACGTAGTTGCAGCAGTCGAAAGATAGGAGTAAACAATGGCAGATACAGTAACCTCACAAACTATCCAAGATGGTGAAAGAGTTGCTATCTTAAAGTTTACAAACGAGTCTGATGGTACAGGCGAATCTAGTGTTAAAAAAGTAGATGTATCCGCATTGACCTCCAACAGTGCAGGAGAAGCTTGTACCAGCGTCTCTATAGCACGCATATACTGGGCAACCAGAGGTATGGGTGTAGATATAGAATTTGACGCATCCACTAATGTTTTAGCAATACCACTACCTGCAGATAGCACAGGTGATGAGTATTATGATGATAGATTTAGTGGTATACCTAACAATGCAGGTTCAGGTGTTACAGGCGATATAGACTTCACAACAGTTGGTCACTCTAGTGGCGATGCGTATTCGATAATCTTAGTTTTGAACAAAAACTATTAATGAATGGCTACCAGACGAAAAGCGAAACAAATACGCAGAACAACTGGTAAAGGTGGTAATTACCGCCCCACTAAAAAAGGGGCGGGTATGACTAAGAAAGGAATAAGAGCTTATAGAAAAGCTAACCCAGGATCTAAATTAAAAGGCGCTGTTACTGGCAAGGTAAAAAAAGGTAGCAAAGCAGCTAAAAGAAGAAAATCTTTTTGTGCAAGGTCGCTAGGGCAATTAAAGAAAAGTTCTGCAAAAACAAGAAACAATCCAAATTCAAGAATTAGACAAGCTAGAAGAAGGTGGAAATGTTAAATGGCTAAGTCAGATCCAAAGAAAGGCACTGGTAAAAAACCAAAAGGTTCAGGTCGAAGGCTTTATACTGATGAAAACCCTAAAGATACAGTTTCTATTAAATATGCTACAGTCCAAGATGCAAGAGATACAGTTGCTAAAGTTAAAAAAACTAAAAAACCTTTTGCTAGATTAATACAAATATTAACAGTGGGTGAACAAAGATCTAAGTATGGTGGCAAGCCAAGGCAAGCAGAAATATTTAGGCGTGGTAAAGACTCAATACGTAAAAAATTTGGCAGAACTAAATAATGTATCCTGTTTATAATAAATTTTATTACAAACCATTACCAGATTGTATTGAAGTTCAAAAAAGCCCTATAGAAGGATATGGACTGTTTGCGGTAGATAATATTGACAAAGATTTTGATTTAGGTATGTCACATATAAAAGTTCCTATTATAAAAGGTTATGTAAGAACATCCATAGGGGGCTTTTTAAATCACTCAGAAGATTCAAATTGTTACCTTAGCGAAGAATTAGACTGGGACGACTATAGAGTTTTTAATGTAATTACATCAAAAAAAATTAGTGTTGGCGAGGAGCTTACGCTAAACTATCATTTAGACGAGTTAAATTATGGCTAAACAAAAATTAAAAAAAGTTATTAAGGGTCTGCAAAAAGCAAGCAAAACGCATGCAAAACAAGCAAAAACATTACAAACTCTTAAAATGAAAAAGGGAGGTAAAGTTAAAAGTGGAGGCAAAATTTGCCCAGAGGGCAAAGCTTGGGCAAAAAGAACTTTTGATACATACCCTTCAGCATATGCAAATATGGCTGCATCGAAGTATTGTAAAGATCCTAATTATGCAAAAGGCAGTAAAAAAAGGAAAAAAAAGGCTAAGGGTGGCTTCGTAAGTATTAGAGGCCAAGGTGCTGTCATGTCAGATAGACTAAGGTAATGGGACAACTTAAGCAGTGGCGTGAACAAAACTGGGTGCGCATTGGCACAGATGGATCTATTAAAGGGCCTTGCGGCACAAGTAAAGATAAAAAAAACCCAGATCGTTGTTTACCAGCTGCAAAAGCTAGAAGTTTATCTAAGTCAGAAAGAGCAAAAACTGCAAGAAAGAAAAAAAGAGCAGGGGCTAAAGGTAAAACAGTGGTTGCAAACACAAAAAAGGCAAGAGTTTCTATGAAGACAGGAGGCACAACAATGTTAAAGAATAGAAAAAAAGCAGATCTTGATAAAGATGGCAAAATTTCATCCTATGAGATGAAAAGAGGTATGGCAATCGAAAAAGCCATGAAAAAACAAAATCGTGTTAAAATGAAAAAAGGTGGCTTTATAGCAAGAGGTTGTGGAGCTGTCAGACCTGACAAAAGAAAGGTCACAACTATTAGTTAGGAGAAGATATGCCAAAGAAAAAATCTAGTGTAGATCCAAAATTACAAGCAAGACTTGATGCAAAAGTCAGACCAGATCAGCCCGTTGTCGAAGATCGTATTTATTTAGATTCTTCTGGCAATCAAGTAAAGCCGAAAAAAAAGGCTGCTGCAAAGAAAACAACTGCTAAGAAAGGCAGACCAAAGAAAAAGGATTAATTATGTATAGAAGAACAAAAGGATACGCTATGGGCGGTAAAGTCAGTAAGTACATGGCTAAAGGTGGCAAAGCCTCAAAATACATGGCAAAAGGCGGTAAGGCTTCAAAATATATGGCAAAGGGCGGAAAAGCATCTAAATATATGGCAAAAGGTGGGAAGGCATCTAAATATATGGCTAAAGGTGGTAAAGCTTCAAAGTACATGGCTAGAGGTGGAAAAGCTAGTAAATACATGTCAAAAGGCGGAAGAGTTC